CAAATAATGCTTATACAAGATGGAACTGACGTTTATGTTCAGCAATCACCTCTTCTTAGTGTAAGTGGTATTGGAACCTTTGATAGTGCTTCTGGAATAGGAACTTTTGGTGGAGATAATAGTGGATCAGATTTAGAATTAAACTTCTACCCAGATGCAGAATATTCATCAGAAACTATCACTCTTTCAGCGTTTAGTCAGTGTTTTTATACCATTTTGGATGGAGACAATGATCCACCATTATTAGAATATGGAAATATTGAAGAATCTATAGATATACGATTCTACAATTCAATAAATGGAAGTAGAATTAATAGATCTAACTTTAATTTAACATCAGATGGAGTTCCCATTTTTGTCAAAACATTTAACCCAACAGATGAAAATATTCTTAATCCATCAACAGGTGAGTTTAATATACAAAACCACTTCTTTAAAAATGGAGAAGAATTAATTTATACTCCAAAATCAACAGTTGCTGGAATTGCAGGAACTTCTATGGTATACACTGATGGTGTTACTAGCGGAACATTACCTTCTACGGTTTTTGCTATTGTTAATAATCTTGATTATGATAAATTCCAGATATCTACAAGTATTTCTGGGACAGCAGTAACATTTACAAATCTTGGTGGCGGTAATGCACATCAATTTGAAATGAAGAAGAAAAATGAAAAAGCAATTATTACCCTTGACGATCTTGTCCAAAGTCCAATAATTCTTACAAATGTATCACATACTTTATCTCAAAATATTTCTGATACAGATGAATTATTTGTTTTAAGTGGAATATCTTCAATAATTCCTTCAGATATTTTGAAGATAGATGATGAATATTTTAAAGTTGTTAATGTTGGATTAGGAACTACAACCTCTGGTCCAATTACAAATAATGGATCGTTTAATTTAGTCAGTACAAAGAGAGGATTTGTTGGAACTAGTGCAACTTCTCACACCTCATCTACAGTGGTAGACATTTATAGAGGTTCATATAATATTGTAGAAAATGAACTACACTTTGTAGATCCACCAAGAGGAAATCCCCAAATTGAAAGAACAATTTACAACATAGATTACGAAACTTCAGATTTTAATGGAAGAGTATTTTTAAGATCTACTTATACGACAAATAAAATATATGATGATTTGTCCGACCAGTTTAATGGAATTGGAAGAACATTTACAATGAAAGTTGGTGGTGCTGATACCACAGGTATTGGAACTATTGGTGGAAGCGGAATTGTTCTGATAAATGGTATTTTCCAACAACCATCGACTGATAATAATCCAAATGGTAATTTTGATATTTTAGAAGATACTATTGCTGGAATAACAACATTAGTTTTTTCTGGTATAACAAAACCAGATACAGATCCTTTAGAGTATGTTTTTTCCGATTATGACATAAATCAAAATGAAACTCCAAGGGGTGGAATTATTGTTTCGTATGGTTCTACACCTGGACTTGGTTTTGCTCCTCTTGTCGGGGCATCTGTTACCGCTGTAGTTGGTGCTGGAGGTTCCATTGCTGGAATTACAACGGGATTAGTAGGTGGAACTTATGGTTCTGGATATAATGGTCTTACTTCAATTGGAGTTACTGTTTATGATTCCAATCATGGTGGAGATCCTGCAAGTATTACTGCAGTTGTTGGTGCTGGAGGTTCACTTTCCTTTAACATTGGTGCTGGTGGAACAGGTTATACTAATCCACAAATATTTGTGTCATCACCCTCTTATGAAAATCTTTCAGTAATAGGTGTTTCTAGACTTGGTATTGGACTGACAACACAGACTGGAATTGGATTATCTATTAGTTTAAATGTTGGACCTGTAGGTGCGACTGGAATTGGTTCAACCTATTATGGAGTAACTGATTTTGAGATAACTAAGAAAGGATATTCTTTCCAAAGAGGAGATGTATTTAAACCTGTTGGTTTAGTTACAGATTATAGATTATCATCTCCAATTCATGATTTTGAATTGCTCGTATTGGAAACATATCGAGATAAATTTGCTTCTTGGGAATTTGGAGATTTAGATTTTATTGATTCCATTAAAAACTATCAAAATGGATCTAGAACAACTTTCCCCCTATTTTACAATGGAGATCTTCTCAGTTTTGAGACTAAAAAAGGATCAAGAATTAAACTTGAAAACTGCTTATTGATATTCATTAATGGTATTCTTCAGAAACCAGGGTTCTCTTATAATTTCGGTGGTGGAACTTCATTAACATTTACAACTGCCCCAAAACCAGATGATAATATTTCGATTTATTTTTATGAAGGAACTGGTGTTGATGTTACAAAGGTAACCAATATCAATGAAACTATAAAGGTAGGAGATGTGGTTCAGATACTCAAATCCAATGAATATCCAAATATTTTATCTCAGGATAAGAGAACTGTTACAGATTTATCATTCTCCGATAAGTTTGAAACAAACTTGTATTCTGGTCCCGGCATTAGTGAAAATTATAGACCATTAAGTTTGATAAAGCAAAAAGTTGATAAAAATATAAATGGTGAAATAGTTTCTAAAGCAAGAGATTCTATTGAAACATTGGTATTCCCAGTAGCAAATATAATTAGTGATGTATCCACAACTGATACTGAAATATTTGTCGATGGTGTTGAATTGTTTAGATATGAAGATCCTGATTTTAGTTCTTTTGATGGATTAATCGTTGGTGGGACATCGACATCTTCAATATCTACAATGACTGGCAATGATTCAATCGAACTTGTAAAGAATTTCACAAATATTCAGGGAGAATCTGGATCTATTGTTGGAATTGCATCAACAACAATTCCAAATTTAGCTATAGAGTTTACTTTAGAATCTTTAATTGGAACTCAACTGCAAGTAGGATATCCAATCTATATTTTTGACACTGTTGTTGGAAATGGAGTTACTTCGATAAATTCATCTGATGCGGAAACTATTGGGATTGGAACTAATTATCTTGACAACATTTATGTTGTTGATCAGTTGAATGAAAGCACAGGTATCATAACTTGTAGAGTACATTCTAATTCCAATTTGGTTGGAATTGCAACTCAAGGATCTATATACACTCCTGTTGGACATTTCTCTTGGGGAAGACTGTCAAATACTTCTGGATTACAAAGATCTTCCAATCCAATTTCTATAGGTGTAACAGGAAATATTGTTTCTGGTCTTTCTACATACCCAATAATTCAAAGAAGAAATGTTGGTATAAGAGAAACAGGTGCTCTTCGTAAGAGAAATCCAACTCCCCCCTAAAGTATTATAAATATCTAAAAAACTATATTAATATGGCTGCTGTAGTAACAGATCAATTTAGAATATTGAATGCTGATAATTTTATAAATTCTGTATTAGATGATAATAATTCATATTATGTCTTTTTAGGATTGCCAAATTCAAGTGCTACGGGATTTGGTAGGGACTCTGGTTGGGATGAGTCGCCTCCAGCTCCTACGGACAATACGCAGTATCTCAATCATTATAGAGATACTGCATTATTTGGTAAGAGAATTACTAGTGAAAACATTAGAAGAGTGGTAAGAAAAGTCCAGTGGACTTCCGACACAAACTATGATATGTATAGACACGATTATAGTGCCTTGAACCCAACTCCAAATTCTGGAACAACTACATTATACAATTCGGATTATTATGTAATCAATAAAGATTTTAGAGTTTATATTTGTTTGAGTAATGGTTCTTCCGGAACCAAACCAGAAGGAAATTCTTCTTTATATGAACCAACATCAACAGATTTAGAACCAGTTAAATACGACGATGGATATATTTGGAAATACTTGTTTTCCATATCTCCAAATGATGTAATCAAGTTTGATTCTACAGAATATATTGTTCTTCCTAACAATTGGTTGACAACTACAGAAGACTCTCAAATTGTTGATGTGAGAGAATCTGGTAATGATAACGACCAAATTAAAGTTGTTTATATTGAAAATGGCGGTAGCGGATATACGAATGGGACATATGATATTTTAGGTGATGGTAGTGGAGGTACAGTTAGAATAACAACAAAAGGAGGTATTATAACTAAAGCGGAAGTACTGACTGGTGGCAGTGGATATACTTGGGGAATTGTTGATTTTGAAAGATCGGATATATCTGATCCAGCAACTTTAATTCCAATTATTCCTCCATCAAGGGGACATGGATATGATATTTACACAGAATTGGGTGCCGACAGAGTTTTAGTTTATGCTAGGTTTGATGATTCTACAAAAGATTTTCCAGTTGATACAAAATTTTCACAAGTTGGAATTGTAAAAAATGTATCACAATACACTTCTAGTGGAATTGGAAATACTTTTACTGGATCATCATATTCATCACTTTATTCTATAAAGTTAAGTGGAGATTTTGCAGGAACTCCAAGTATTGGTGATGTGGTTTCTCAGGTTAGAACAATTGATGAAACTGAATATCAAGCAAAAGGTTATGTAGCTTCTTGGGATAAAGATACAAAAATTCTAAAATATTTTAGAGATAGATCACTTTATTTTCCAAATTCTTTAAATCAAAGAGACGGGACAAATGTTGATGTTGGGATTGGAACAACTTCTAATGTAATAGAATTTGTTTCTGAAGTAGATAGTGTTCCCCAAAATATTAGTATATCTGGCATTGGTAATACAAGTATAGATTCTTCCTTTAATGGGACAACTTTAAATGGAGTGAATTTGGGTGTTAATTTCATCAAGGGACTTGCTACACCAGAGATAAATAAGAAGACAGGGGCAATTATTTACATCGATAATAGACCCGAAGTTGAGAGAAATCTTAGGCAAAAAGAAGACGTTAAAATCATTCTGGAATTCTAAAAAACATGGCACAAAAAACAGATTTAAATATCAATCCATATTTTGATGATTTTGATTCTGATAAGAATTTTTATAGGGTCTTATTTAAGCCAGGATATCCGGTTCAAGCAAGAGAACTGACAACCTTACAATCAATACTGCAAAATCAAATTGAATCTTTTGGTAGTTATACCTTTAAAGAAGGGTCTGTAGTAATTCCAGGAAATATTGTATATGATGGACAATTTTATGCTGTAAAATTAAATACTCAACAACTTGGTATTAACATATCCTTATATATTGATAAGTTTATAGGAAAAACTATAACTGGGCAACTATCTGGAAGTACAGCAACGGTACAATATGTCTCTTTACCCAATAATTCTAATATTGAATACGTAACAATTTATGTAAAATATAAAAATTCTAATAGTAATTTTGACTTTGAGCAGTTTGAAGATGGGGAATCTTTATATTGCGATGAAAATATAATATATGGAAATACTACTATTAATGCAGGAACTCCTTTTGCATCTCTAATTAATTTGGATGCGACTTCGATTGGGTCTGCGGCATCTATTGGTGATGGGGTTTATTTTGTAAGAGGACATTTTGCTGCTGTATCAAAACAAACTATCATACTCGATGATTACACAAATACACCTTCATATAGAGTAGGATTATCAATACAAGAACTTTTAGTAAATGCAAAAGATGATGAATCTCTGTATGATAATGCTAAAGGATTTACAAACTATGCAGCACCAGGTGCTGATAGACTGCAAATCAAATTAACTCTTACAAAAAAATTAATTACAGATATTAATGATACCAATTTTATTGAATTACTTAGAGTACAAGATGGAAAAATAAAGAAAATAGAGTCTAAAACAGAACTTTCCAGACTTGGTGATTATATTGCGGAAAGAACCTACGAAGAATCTGGACATTATGCATTAGATAACTTTAAGGTAAGTGTGCATAATTCTTTAAATAATAAGTTAGGTAATGATGGTCTATTTTTTGAAACTCAATCCACAGATCAATTAAATACTCCATCAGATGATTTAATGTGCGTTAAAGTTTCTCCTGGAGAAGCTTATGTCGGTGGATATAATGTAGAAACTGTTTCTAATTCTATTATAGATGTAGAAAAACCGAGAGATACTTTACAAATTTCTAATGCAAATGTATCTTTTGAGATGGGAAATCTCTTAAGAGTTAATAATGTTTCTGGTTCACCTAAACAAAAAGAAAAAATTGATCTTTATGATCAATTTGGTGGTACAGGAAATAAAATTGGAAATGCTAGAGTATATACTTTTAATTTAACCGATGCTGCTTATGAAGGAGCAGCAACCAATTGGGATTTGTACTTGTATGATATTCAAACACATACAAAACTCACTTTAAATACTCCTGTAGCACCATTAGGACTTATAACTTCAACTTATATTAAGGGAAAGAGTAGTGGTGCTAGTGGATACGCAGTAGATTCTGGTACTGGAAGCACGATTTCTTTAAGAGAGACTTCAGGTACATTTTCTGCTGGCGAACAATTAATTATCAATGGCATCGATGTTTCTGCAACAATTGAGTCAATTGTTGTGTATGGAACTAAAGATATTAAATCGACAAAACAAACAACTGCTGTTTCTGGATTTGGGGCAGATTTTGTTGCTGATTCAGTATTAGATTCTTTTAATTTACCAAATGGAATTTCTAATATATCAATTTCTGGAAACACATTAACAAGTTCTGGAAAAACATTTGGTGGAATTAAAGAAGGAGATATTATTAGATATCAAACTGGAACTGGTGATGAAACTTTTAATAGAGTAACAGCAAACAACACTACCAGTTTAACTTTAACTACAACAACCACAGTATCTGGCGTCAGAAATGGTTCTGTTGGGGTTGGAACTTTTAACAGTGTAAAATTGGGTTATCCCACTTTAAAAAATCAAGAAAAAAGTTATCTTTATGCACAACTTACAGAGTCCAATATAGAATCAGTAAATCTTTCTAGTTCTACATTAAAAATCTCAGATCAGATTGAAAATCAAACTATATCGGGTGGACAATTAACAATTGATACCAGTTCTTTTACATCTGGAATTGTATTTGAGTCTTTTGACGAGGAAAGATACTCTGTTCATTACAGTGGCGGTGGAATTGGGACAGTAACTTCTGATTCATTTACTATAAACAACGATGGAAGTCAAGTAACCATTAATGGATTGACAAATGGGAGTAATGCTGTAGTTAATGTAACACTTAAGAAATCTGGTATTCAGAATAAGATAAAGGAATATACCAAAAGTTCTGTTCTTGATATCGTATATTCAAAGTATCCTCAATCTGGAAGTAATGAAAATTCATCTATTGATGATGGATTAACTTACAATAAAAATTATGGACTGAGGGTTCAAGATGAAGAAATTTCTTTAAATTGGCCAGATGTAGTAAAAGTTATTGCGGTGTATGAGTCTCTTGACAAAAATTCTCCAATTTTAGATCAAATTCAATTCTTTGATAGTTCTGCGGTAAGTAATGCCATTATAGGAGAAAATATTAAGAGTCTCTCAAGCAATGCCGTAGCGAGAGTGATTTCTAAATCAGGGTTTAAATTATCGGTAGTATATTTGAATAAAGATAGATTTGTTGCTGGGGAAACGGTAACTTTAGAAGAATCTAATGGTTCTTATCCTTTACAATTAATTATAAAAGGATCTTATAAGGATATTACTTCTTCTTATATCTTAGATAAGGGACAAAAAGACCAATATTATGATTATTCGAAAATTATTAGAAATCTGAATACTCCAATACCATCAAAGAAACTAAAAGTAATATTTGATCACTACACAATACCATCTTCCGATGATGGGGACGTTTACACGGTCCTAAGTTATGATAAAGAAAGATTTTCAGAAGATATTCCAAATATTGGTCCAAGACAAATAAGATCGTCTGACACCTTGGATTTTAGACCAAGAGTATCGCAGTTTACTGCCACAGATAAGTCTCCATTTGATTTTGATTCAAGAGATTTTGGAACTTTACCCAAATTTGTTTTAAAACCAAATGAAAGTTCTTTAATTGGATATACTTATTACCTGCCAAGAATTGATAAGGTATATTTGGATATTTTTGGAAACTTTATTGTGAAGAAAGGAACTTCAGAAATAAATCCAAAACCTCCAGTCAATTCGAATCCAGATGGACTTATGGAGGTCGGTACAATTACACTTCCAGCATACCTTTATGATCCAAATGATGCTACTATATCTCTTGTAGATAACAGAAGATATACGATGAGGGATATTGGTAAACTTGAAGATAGAATTGAAAATTTAGAAAGAGTAACATCTCTTTCATTGTTGGAGTTAAATACACAAACTCTTCAAGTACAAGACGCTCAAGGAAATAATAGATTTAAAACTGGATTTTTTGTTGATGATTTTAAAAATAATTCTTTGATTAATGTAGATGTATCTTCTATTGAGATAGATCCAAATTCACAAGAACTGACTACAATTATTAGTACTAATACTTTAAAGGGTGCAATTTCTCCAGAATCCGAAATCACCGACGAAAATCTGGATTTATCTTCCAATTTCAATCTTTTAGATTCTAACGTTCAAAAAACTGGAAATACTATAACTTTAAAGTATGAAAGCATTGGTTGGATTGAACAACCACTGGCAACAAGGGTGGAAAATGTAAATCCATTCAACGTAGTTTCATACAATGGAAATATTAAATTATCACCATCTAGTGATACTTGGGTAAGAACTATTAGACTTGAAAACTCCTCTTCAACTACAACAAGAAGAGTTGCTAATGTAAATCTTCGGGGACAAACGAGAACACGTGTATCTTCCAGAGATGTTCTTATTTCTTCTGGAAACGAACAATACATGAGATCCAGAAACACACACTTCTATGCTGCTAACTTAAAACCACTTACAAAATTCTATCAATTCTTTGATGGTAATGGTAGTGTAGATTATATTCCAAAATTATTAGAAATTTCTAATAGTTCATCATTGACAAATTATGGATCAATAGGAACATTTGAAGTTGGAGAAACTGTGATTGGATATGATGGTGGAAATGAAGTTATATCATTCAGATTGTGTTCTGGAAACCATAAGGATGGTCCTTTTGATTCTCCATCAAAAACATTTACCACAAATCCATATTTTAGTACAGAAACACTATCTCAGTCATACAATCAATCATCAAAATTATTAAATGTAGACACTTTTGCACTTTCTGAAGAAGCGCAAGGAAAGTATTATGGATATGTAAAAGTTGGTGTGAAATTAGTTGGTCAGAATAGTGGTGCTGTAGCCTACGTTAAAGATCTCCGCCTTATTTCAGATTCTAGTGGTGATATTATTGGTTCTTTCTTCTTGCAGAATCCACATACAACTCCAGCACCAACAGTTAGAATTACTACTGGAACAAAAACTTACAGATTGACTAGCAGTTCTACAAATAAAACTCCTCTTCCTGGAAGCAAATTAATATCTTCCGCAGAAACTACATATAAATCTGAAGGAAGATTTGAAGTTCGCCAGCAACAAACGACAAGAGTAGTAACTACTTTCTATGATCCATTAGCACAATCATTCAGTGTTGGTGGAAATATTGAAGCACCTACTGCTAATGGACAGAACGATGATGCAAATGGTGCATTTTTAACTGCTGCAGATCTTTTCTTCGCCAATAAACCTTCTGGAAATGATCCAGTAAGAATTGAAATCAGGACAGTTGAACTGGGTACTCCAACAAGAACTGTAATTGGAAATCCCGTTACTTTAACGCCATCTGAAGTAAATGTTTCAACAAATGGAGAAACACCTACAAGAGTAACATTTGATTATCCAATATATCTTGCTCCTGGACAAGAATATGCAATTGTTGCAGTTGCCGAAACTAGTAATGAATATGAAATGTGGATAGCACAGATGGGTGAAGAAACTGTAAATACACAATCTTTACCTAACTCAGAATCGGTAATCTATTCCAAACAATTTGCTCTTGGAAGTCTCTTTAAGTCTCAGAATGGATCTATTTGGACTGCCAATCAACTTCAAGATATGAAGTTTAAACTTTATAAGGCAAACTTTACATCATCAACAGGTACAGCGTTCTTCTATAATCCAACATTGGATGAAAGTAATGGATATGTTGAAATTTTAAACAACAATCCAATTACAACTTTACCGAAAACATTAACATTAGGAATAACTACAACATCCGATTCGGGAGCCATTGGTATATTAACAACTGGTAGAAAGATTGCTGGAAATAATACTTTTACTTATGCATATATTGTAGGAACTGGTGGTCCTGCCGATAATATTAGTAATACTTCTGGTGGCATAAATTATGGAACAGGAACTTATGATCTTCAAACAACATCAGTAACTGGAAACGGATCTGGTCTTGTATTGAATGTAACTGGATCTGGAGGTTCTTTAAGTTTTAATTCTATATCAAGTGCTGGAAATGGATATCAAGTTGGCGATGTTGTTGGTGTTACTAGTAGTATAGGAAGAGATGCTACATTCACAGTATCTTCGGTTGTCGATTTAGATACATTATATGTTTCTGGCGTTCAGGGGACATCCGATTCATTTGTAACTACTGGTGCTGGATTAACTTATTATAATGATTCTGGATCTACCATATCCCTCCCAACTATAGAAATATTATCTTCTAACGGAGGCGAAGATTTAAATTCTGGAAAATATATTAGTGTAAGTCATTTTGATCATGGAATGTATTCTGGAACAGATAAGGTTATTCTTACAGATATTGAACCAAGTGTATCATCAACTGTACTAAGTTCTACACTTTCTATTAATGAAACAACATCAATTAGTGTAGCAAGTACATCAACCTTTACAACATTTGAAGGGCAAATAGTATCTCCAACTTATCTTGGATATGTTAAAATTGGTGGTGAAATAATTGCTTATAGTAATGTTGGAAATGGCACTTTAACCATAAATTCTAGGGCAGTAGAAGGTAAAGCACAACCTCATGAAGTTGGAGATACAGTTACAAAATATGAGTTAAATGGTGTATCTCTTAGAAGAATCAATGGAATAACACATGATGTTTCTTCTTTAGGAAATGGTATAGATGAATATCGTATTGCTATTGACATGAGTTCTAATGGAGTAGATAGATCTACCAATAATAATAACCGCCCAGAACTATCATTTACAACACAATCTTCAGTTGGTGGTAATTTCTGCAAGGCAACTGAAAATATTCAATTTAATGAGATTGTTCCAAATTATGATATATTGACCCCAAGTTCTTCAACATCAGTAGAAGCATCGATAAGAACTATTAGTGGTAGGAGTGTTAATGGAAGTGAAACACCATTTATAGATAATGGATTTGAGTTTGTAGAGTTGAATGAAGTTAATAAATTAAATTCTGTAAGAATGGTTGCTTCAAGTATAAATGAAACTACAAAACTAACTTCTTTACCAAGAAATAAATCATTCACTACAGGAATAGTTTTATCTACGACAGATAGTAATCTGTCTCCAATGATTTACACAGATACTGCTATAACAGAATTTAAACTTAACAGATTAAATAGACCAATTTCAGATTATTCTGCAGATAATAGAGTTAATTCTATACTCTTTGATCCACATGCAGCAGTATATGTATCAAATACAGTGAATCTTTCTCAAGCAGCAACTTCATTGAAAGTGATTCTTGGTGCTTACAGGCACGAGTCTGCTGATTTTAGAGTTCTTTATAGTTTGATTAGGGCAGATTCTAGTGAAGTGGCACAAGAATTTGAATTGTTCCCAGGATATGATAATATTAATATAGGTACTGATGGGACAATTACTCCTATCAACCCTGCCAAAAATAGTGGAAATCCGGATACTTTTGTTCCTGCAAGTCTAGAAAATCAGTATCTTGAGTATGAATTTACAGCAGATAACTTAGATCTGTTTACTGGATATACTATCAAAATTGTATTGTCTGGTACGGACCAGGCACATGCTCCAAAAATAAAAGACCTTAGAACAATCGCATTGAGATGATAAAAGTAGAGGGATACAAAAATCTTTATAGGGATGAGAAGAGTGGTGCCATAATAAATTGTGACACCACTTCATACAACCAATATATAAATTCTTTGAACTATAGGGACGCACAGAAAAAAGAATTGGATAAAATGAAAAGTGATATTGAAGAAATTAAAACATTACTAAAGGACTTACTAAATAATAAATAATTTTTTTTGGGATTTCGTTAATATAAATATCTATAGAAAACATTCCCATCTGAATAATGGCAGTATTTGTATCAAATGTAATAATTGAACAGGGTTTTGACTTTGATACAACTTTTCAGTTGGAAGATACCACTACAAATGATTTTATAAATTTAAGTGGATATGCTGTAGATGCTCAACTTAGAAAGACATACAGTAGTTCTACAGCAGTATCTTTCGCATCAACCATTGTAGAACCTTTTTCTGAGGGGCGGGTTCAAATATCATTAGACTCAACAGTTACAGTAGATTTAAAACCAGGTAGATATGTTTATGATATAAAGTTAACTGCGGGTAATGGAACAGTAACTAAGGCTATAGAAGGGTCGGCATTAGTAAGAGCGGGAGTGACTAGGTAATGGCCACCATAAAAGCAAGAGTTGGTTCTCAAAATGTAGTACGTGTCTTATCTAATGCATCATCTCCACCTTCAAGATTAAATAACCTATTTGATGTTGTTGCTGACGATAAAGAAAATAAGGATGGTTATATTTTAGTCTGGGATTCTATCACTGAAAAATATTATTTAACAAATACTATAGATGCTACATCATTAGTTGCTACTGGTTTTGTAACCTTCGCAAATACACAACAATCAACATCACCATCAACTGGAGCATTTGTTGTTGTTGGTGGTGCAGGAATTGAGAAAAATTTATATGTTGGTGAAAGTTTAAATGTAGGCGAAAATGTATTCGTAACGGGACTATCCACATTTTCTAACGATGTTCTTATTAATAATGAATTAAGTGTAACTGGATTAACCACTGTAACTAATACAACTGATAATGTATTGGGAAATCCAGATACTGGCGCATTACAAGTTGATGGTGGTGTTGGAATCAATAAAAACTTAACCGTTGGTGGAAGTTTTTATGTTCAAGGAACATCAGAATTTATAGGTAATGCAACCTTCAGAGGCGGTACAATTGGTATCGGTGATTCTACAGGTGATGATATTGATGTTGGTGGTGAATTTGTATCAGATTTAGTTCCAAATGATAACAATGCTTATGATTTGGGTATTGATGGAAAACGTTGGAGAACTGCAAGATTTGCCACTTCAGTTGAAACCAATCAATTATTTGTATCTGGAATTTCTTCCTTTAGTAATACATCAATCTTCACTTCATTAATAGATGCTAATGGTGGTATTGATGCCAATTCCCTTAAGGTAGAAGATCTTACAGAAAATAGAGTTGTCATTGTTGGTATTGATGGAGAACTTGAGGATGACGCCAACTTCACTTTTGATGGTTCACAACTGGTTGTTGGTGCAGCACTAACTGTTAGTGGAATTGCAACATTCACTGGAACAATAGACGCTAATGGTAACTTAGATGTAGATGGTTACACTGAATTAGATGACCTTAATGTCTCTGGCGTTTCTACATTCCAAAACGACACAAATATCCTTACAAATTTATCAGTCGGTGGTACTTCTATATTTTATGATAGTATATATTATGCTGAAGATTTGTATTCTGGACCAAATGGAATTGGATTCTTTAGAAATGATGGCGAATTTATCTCTTCACCAAGCACAGAGAATCCTCTTACAACTTCAAACTACATTCTTACTACAGATGCTTTTGATGAGCCAATCTGGACAAGCACAATCGATGGAGGATCATACTAATGGCAAAACCAACTACTAGACAAGGACTTATTGATTATTGTTTAAGAAGACTCGGAGCACCAGTATTAGAAATTAATGTTGCCGATGATCAAATTGATGATTTGGTGGATGACGCTCTTCAATATTTTAATGAACGTCATTATGATGGTGTTGAAAAAATGTATCTTAAATATAAGATAACAGATGATGATATTGCTAGAGGTAGAGCAAAAGGAACTGATGGAGTTGGAATTGTGACTACGACCGCAACTTCTACAGGAATTGCTGCAACTACATTCAATTTTTATGAAAACTCAAATTTCATACAAGTTCCGGATTCGGTCATTGGAATTGAAAAAATTTTTAAATTTGACACTAGTTCCATATCTGGAGGAATGTTTAGCATTAAATATCAATTGTTCTTAAATGATCTATATTATTTTAACTCTGTAGAACTTCTCCAATATGCGATGGTCAAATCTTATTTGGAAGATATTGATTTTCTTTTGACCACTGATAAGCAAGTTAGATTTAATAAAAGGCAGGATAGACTATATTTAGATATAGATTGGGGATCACAATCTGCTGGCGATTTTATAGTGATTGAATGTTATCGGGCTTTGGATCCAGCATCATTTGTTCAGGTATATAATGATAGTTTTGTCAAAAAATATTTAACTGCTCTGATCAAAAGGCAGTGGGGTCAAAATTTAATTAAGTTTAATGGCGTAAAACTTCCCGGTGGAATTGAATTAAATGGAAGACAGTTATATGAAGATGCTGAGAGAGAATTGGAAGATATTAAACAAAGAATGACTATGGAATATGAATTACCACCTCTTGATTTTATAGGTTAATCATTATGGCACTAAATCCATTTTTTCTACAAGGTTCTTCTACGGAACAGTTTCTCATTCAAGATTTAATTAATGAGCAATTGAAAATATACGGAATAGACGTGTATTATCTCCCAAGAAAGGCTTTAAGTACGGATTCTATTTTAAATGAAATTAATACTTCAAAATTTGACGATTCATTTTTAATAGAAGCATATTTGGATAATTATGAGGGGTATTCTCCTGGTAGTGATATTATGACCAAATTTGGATTAAGATTGAAAAATGAGATCAATCTAATAATTTCCAAAGAAAGATTTGAAGAATTTATCTCCCCATTTTTAATTGCGATACAGGAAGGATTAGAAAGGGAAATTTTGGTGTCCGAAAATCCTAATTATGATCTCAATAGTATTGCAAGACCGATGGAGGGGGATTTAATTTATTTTCCATTAGGAGAAAGACTTTTTGAAATAAAAAGAGTTGAGTTTGAAAAACCATTTTATCAATTGGGGAAAAACTATGTTTATGAACTTCAATGCGAACTCTATGAATATGAGAATGAAGAAATTGATACCGGAATTGAAGGAATTGACTCTGTAACTAAAGAAGAGGGATATATTACAACTCTTAGATTGATTAATTCTGGGATTAGGACCGCAACAGCAGAGGCAACCATAACATCTGGTGCAGTAAATCAAGTATTTATTAATGATGATGGATCTGGATATACTGGAACTCCAATTATTACATTTTCAGACCCTCCTTTAGATCAATATGGAAACGTTGTTGGAGAACAGGCAACTGCTGTAGCAATAACAACTTCAGTTGGCAATATTCAATCAATTAATCGTATAGAAATAACTAATGGTGGTTCGGGATATACATCACCACCGACTATAACAATTGCTGGAGGAAATGGTACAGGTGCTGCTGCAACATGCTCTATTGGTGGAACACTATTCAGTGTATCCAGATTGACAATTACAGAATCTGGAAATGGATATTCTGGATCTCCTACAGTAACTATAAGTGATCCTACAAGTGGCGTTACAGCAACAGCAATCGCCAGAGTAAATTCAAATTCCGAAATAGAATCCTTAAGAATATTGAATGGTGGAAGTGGATATACATCAGCACCTACTGTTACTTTCCAATCTCTGGGAAGTGTTGGTATAGGAACATTTGTTTATAATGAAACTATCACGGGACAAACATCGGGGACTACTGCCAAGATAAGAGACTTTAAAGTAGTTGAAGCACAGCAAAATGAGTATAATCCACCAATAGACGCTCAAGTTTATCTAAATACTGGTACATTCTATCCTGGAGAAGTTGTAGTCGGATCAATATCTGGTGCTACATATACTGTTCAAAATTATGATAGGGACAGTTATGAAGATCCATATGACTCTAACGAAGAAATAGAATTAGAAGCAGATTCTATTTTGGACTTCACTGAAAGTAATCCCTTTGGAGAATATTAATGCTAGGAACTTATTTTTATCACGAGATAATACGAAAAACTATTGTTAGTTTTGGCACCCTTTTCAACAATATTTACATCAGACACGAAGATAAAAAAAATAATATAGTTGATGAAACTAAAGTCGGATTATCTTATGGTCCGATGCAAAAGTTTCTTGCAAAGATAGAGCAGCAGGCAGAATTGAATAAGGGTATTGCAATTACCCTACCTAGAATGTCTTTTGAGATGGTTTCTTTGCAATATGATCCAACAAGAAAGACCAGTGTGACACAATCTTTTAGATCTTGTGATGAATCTGGAAATGTAAAAAAAGTTTATATGCCTGTACCCTACAATATTGGATTTGAACTTAGTATATATTCTAAATTGAGTGATGATGCTTTACAGATTGTTGAGCAAATACTTCCATTTTTTCAACCATCATTCAACTTAACTTTAGACCTAACAGACTCAATTGGTGATAAGAAAGATATTCCAATAGTTCTTGATAGCATTGATATGCAGGATGATTATGAGGGAGACTTTACCGTAAGAAGAGCACTCATTTATACTTTAAGATTTACGGCAAAATCATACGTATATGGTCCAATCGCAGATTCTACTGAAGGACTCATTCGCAAGGTTCAGGTTGATATGTATACAGATACTAACGTTCAAACTGCTAAGCGTGAAGTAAGGTATACGGCAACACCAGATCCAATTAACGCAGAACCTGATGATGATTTTGGATTTAGTGAAGTTTGGGAAGATTTTTCAGATTCTAAAAACTACAGTCCAACTCTACAAACTGATATTTAAAAATTATGTCTGATAATTATGATTCCATCGATGAAGCTCTCAATATAGAGAGTAAGATTGTAAAGGTAGAAAAAGTTTCCTCAGAAATTGAAAATGTAAAACCGAAAGGTCCCGATATCGAAAAGGATTATCAATATACTCGTGCTAATCTATATTCATTGATTGAAAAAGGTCAAGAAGCAATCAATGGAATTATGGAACTTGCCGGTGAAGGTGGAAGTCCAAGAGCATATGAAGTCGCTGGTCAGTTAATCAAAAGTGTTGCAGACACAACTGATAAGTTGATTGATCTTCAGAAAAAACTTAAAGATGTTGAAGATCAGTCTGTAAAAACCACAAACAACAATGTTACCAATAATGCTGTATTCGTTGGTTCAACATCAGACCTTCAGAAGATGTTAAAGCAAGGTTTTCTAAATAGTAAAGAATAATATCTTTCTCTAATGGGTTGGTCCGAAAAGTATAAAAAATCTATTGATTGTGACAACCCAAAAGGTTTTAGTCAACGTGCTCACTGTCAGGGACGAAAAAAGAAAATGTCCGAAGAAAAAAAAGATCATGAATATT